CCAAATCCCCATACCTTATTCAGCATGATCTCCCGAGATAGATAAAGTGGGTTTTGAGACCACTGAGTCACCCATGCACTTCCTGTCCATACCGGAACCTTTACGCCCTCAACCAAAGCTGTTAAAGTCGGGACATTCTGATCAAGGCTTGAGGTGGCGAGTGCCCGAACAGCTATCAATGCATAGCCGGCATAGGTTTGAGGGTCTATACTCTGTCGTTCTGTTACCTTGGACACCATAATAGTGGACTGAGAGTCTTGAGACTTCTCATTCGGATGGCGGACAAAAAGCTGCGTTACTCGGATATCGTATCTACCTGGCGTTAGATCCTCAACTAAAATTGCCCATCTACAGGTGGAAGACCTTTTGGCTTCCGCATTAAAATCTCCATGTAATGTCCATGTGGTATCCCCATACAATCGATGTTCTATTCTCACCGTCATGTAGTTCGAGGCTATTCCTGTTGTTTTTGAATTGTAAATTCCATTCGGGGCCTCGATGTGCACCTTATATGAACTTATGTTCACCCCATCTGTGGTGGTATAGACGTATCGATTGCTGGCTTTACACTTCCAAGTGGCTTCTCCATCCACCACTGTATTATTTGGAATCGTTGGCCATGTTGGTTCAAGTAATCCTGTTCGACCAGCCACAGTACACTCATACACATATCCGTAAGCAGACGAGGCTTCATTGGTACACAATTTCTGCATGCCAATTATTATATCCTCATCATTTGCCTTCCACTTTGGTGTGTATGGAACAGTTGCCCCGACCTGATAACTTGTCTGGATTAAATCAGTTCCGGGGATTGCCGTCTGATCAGACGTACCATATCGGACATAGGTTTCAACATCTGAACCAAAGTTGGCAATTGGATTATCGTTAAGTCTAATATCGGTGATTGAGTTTACTTCTCCGTGTCCTAACACCCCAATCATGGTCAGATACATTTTTGTCTTAGCTAAATCTATATCTTTCCCATCTTTCTTAACATACTCCTCTTCAACAGCATAGTAAACGACTTTAACACCCATACGATGCTTGCCAAGACATACTGGAATAGGATCTCCACCACCATAGGAATTAGATATGCCATTCCATCCATACGAAGTCCCGCCCGTTTGTCCTTGTCCCTTTGGCACTGCGGGGGCGGTAAGATAAGAGAGTAACGTACTGACAGCAAAAGAAAGGGCCATACAAACAACAAAGGCAACAATCTTTGCAACCATAACAGCCATGCCCCATGATACGAACATAGCTACCATTGGAGCAAAGATACCCATTCCAGGGATAAGAATTATCTCGTCCCCATTATCCGGGCAGATAGACTCGAGCAATTCTTGAGTCTGTTCTTCAGTTAGCGGATCGTTCTTTAGTAAATCAGCACCAGAGTATTCTGGAAAAGATTTACCACTAACAATAACTCTATTAAGAAGAACACCTCTGACTTCTTCTGGAAGACACTCTGCTAAAGTACTTTGCCGTGTATATTCCACGTCCCATTCTTGGAACTTAATAGCATTGAATTCATCCAGGCAGATTGGTAACTTAATCTTTATCATAATTCCTCGGATGTCTTAGATAGCCCACGATTAAATTAGACCATGGAAGTTCGTATATCCTACTGAGTATAACTTCGTCTTTATTCTCCATCGTTCCACCATGAAGGAATTCATTATTTCCGAGATACAGTCCTATGTGATTAACCACTATAGGATGCGCTCGAATAAGAACGACATCGCCAAACTTTGGATTTTTGACTACGTTAAATAGCTTTAACACTTCCAAGTAATCCGGAGGTACTGTAATGCCAAATATATCCTCGTAAAATTTGGAAGCAAATATAAAGCAACCCTTTGAGCCACTACCATACTTCTTCCCCAAATATCTCTTAACAATTGGTGCTGTGTTTAATACATCCATTATATAATCCCCATTGAGAATCGAGGTTGTACTATTGGTAATGATGGAAATTTCTCTCTATCGTAAGATTCTATTGGACCTTCTATCCCGTAAGCATCCACCATAAGACTGAGTTGGAATACCACCACCTCATTCTGCGAGGATGCGGCAATAATCATAAATTTTTCTGGTACCATACCAGTAACGGCATCGTCCAGGATAGCCAAATTAACAAGATAAAGATTTCCCTTTTTACCAGACAAACCAGCATACATCCTAAGATGTGGGGTAAGCACACCATTTGGATTGCCTACCGTGACCTGAGCAGTGGGAACTTCCCCTTTGGAGCTCATCTTGATATCGGATACCACAAAAGGGAAAGGTGTCCATGTATAAGTATTCCATACCACGGGTTCAACGTGATTTGTTATACGTTGATATCCAGTTTCCAATTCCAACTCAGCCAAACATACCCAAGCATCCTTCTGCTCAAGTAAATTTTTCTGTATTGTCAATTCATCAGAGATACTAAGAGGCATTGCTATAGTCCTCAGTAAAGGTTATATCAACATCCATATATGTGTACAAGCCAGATTTAATAGGTATGAACTTGAGTGGATCATTCGGCAATACACAGTTAACCCAGGCAGCCAACATGGGAAACCATACATTAAATGATACAACTCTACCTTGGCGTGCTGTGACAAAATTCTGTAGTGCTGTAATCGGATTATCATTAAAGCAAACCCATGTGACCTGTCCATCTTCTACTGTTTGTCCTTCTGTAGTGGGCCATATTGGTTCATCACTTTCAGCACTACTTCCTCCGGAGATTCCTGGGACGACACACATATAGACATAGCCATTAAGGTCTGGAGGAGTAACAAATGCACCAACTTCATAGTCAACATCCTCCTGCCACATAGAAGGATTAAATGTATCGTATAGTCGGAATTTAGCTTCCCAGGTTCTAATTTTATATCCCAGAGAAATCCTAGATGCATACCTTTTCTCAAATTGGACCTCTATCAAAGGCCACTCGGTTGAGTACTGTTCTGACTGCTCATTACGCAAAGATAAGAAGGGGAAATAATATGGCATTGCCTTCTCCTGCTACTTATTGTTAATTGCACTTCTTATGTGACCACCTGTTTTATATTTCGTGGCTATAATCAAATCAATTTCCTCGGGCGACTGTCTCACTTTTGCTATCAATCCCGGATCAAGTGTTATGTCGATCCCCATGCGGGAATCAGTGGCTTCCTTGCTTACCGCTTTGCCCCCTGCCGGAATTACAGTTTCACCCTTTTGGAGTATAGTTGGGAATTCATCCGAACGTAATCCATGGTGAAATCTTGGAGCACTATACACCATAGACGCTGGTAAATACCTTGTTGGAGCATACGACATTCCTACTATACCGCCCGCATGACGTTGGCCAAGAGCCATGGCAGAATCCAAGCTGAAGCCACCAGTGTTCCAGCCACTCGATATATTTGCCCCTACTCCAGAAAGAGTTGATCCACTCCCTCCAATTCCACCACCAGTAATCCCTCCAACAGCCAAACCTAATATCTTACCTATCCAGCTTCCTCCTGATTGAGCCACCATCATTTTCATCTGTGCCGCTATCCAATCAACCACCATCTGGGAGCACATGTCTGCCCATTTCTTTTTCATTGCTTCAGCAAAGGATGTAAAATAATCCATAAATGATTTTAGTTTGCCACCAGCCAAATCTAGAAAAACAGTTGATAAGGTGGACTTGGCATTGTTTGCAAATTCAGTAATTGCTTCATCTGCCATCCTGCTAAACGTCATAGCACTCATCGACATCCGTAAAAATGCCGCTTGCACGCCAACAGAAACATCATTAGATGATTGCTCTAAATGCTCCAATCCTTCCAGCTGAGCTTTATCTGTTACCTCTCTGGCAAGCTGGTCAGGGCCAATTAAATCATCAAAGGACTTCTTGATCAAAAAGACCTGTTCTTGTAATGTTGCTTCGAACTCCTTCATCCCAAACCAAGCATTCCAATCCTCTTCTGTCCACCCTGCTTTAATCATCTCAGACTTTTGAGTACGAAATTTATCTAACTGTTTTTGTAAGGCGGCATTGGAATATCCCTCTGCGTCACTAAAAGAGGTAATCATGGATTGTGCTATTTCATTATAAGCACTAATGAAACTATCAGCTATGGCATTGGTCGCATTGTTATTTAGCTTCTCTATTTTGTCAAGGCGGTCTTGTTCTATTAGAAGAAGATTAGCACCTGGTACCTTCTGTGCTTCTGCCCACCTATTAACTCCTGCGATTTGAGCATCAATAGATTGCTTAGAGTATTGGTTAATGTCGTTGTACATTGCCTCATTAGTATCTCGAATGAAGTTGGATACCTTGACAAATGTTTCTGATTTATCATTTTCAAGTTTCTGCTTTTGCTTATAATAATCAGAGTCCAAAGCCTTCATTGCCTCAGTACTAGCCAAAGCATTTTTTGAGTTTTTACTTATAGCATCTGATTGAGCACTATACCATGTATCAAGGGCAGTCTCTTTCTTATTGATAACATCAATAGCAGAAGCCAATTCATTTTGGCCTGCTAATACTTGCATCTTAGCATAGTGGTCTGCATCTTCTATAGCCGCATCATACATATCTTTATTAGACTGTGTGAGTGACTTGAGAATTTCCTTTTGCGCATCTGCAGAATCAGAATATCCTTGAAGTGTTTTCTCTATGGCCTTTCTCTTATTCTCCAAGGCTGCAATCTCCTCTTTCGATGCTCTTGTCCCTGCAGAACTAAGTCCTGTTATGTTGCCATTTGCTTTTTTCGCTAGGTCTTCCGAGGAGTCAAAGAAAACTTTGGCATCCGCAGTCAACGCAGCATAATCTTTTGCCCCTTGCTCTCCCCTTTTACCTGGTAATTTAGAAGTAAGGAAAGCCACACCAGCTGCTATCTTAACAATACCACCAGCAAGTAGCAAGGCCGCAGATGCTGCTCCTTGAAACACGCCATACAATTTCTGTATTAGCCATATCAGAGATTTCCCTATCGTTTCCCCTGTTTCATGTAATTGAGCATTAAATTTTTGGAGTGCTAGCGTAGCTTCGTTTTGAGTTCCTCTCAACTGGGCCTCTTTTAATTCCAAATTAGCCATAGCCAAATTAAACAAAACCACCTCATCAGCACCCCCAGCTATTGCCTTCTGTACAAGCTTCATTTGCTCTGGGAAGATAGCTCCAAACTGTTTCATAGCTTTCGGCATCTTATTGGCAATAGAATCCCCAAGCCTATCAAATGCCTCTGCAACGGTTGTTCCTGCATACATAGAAGCTGTAATGGCCACCTTTGAGAATCGCTCAATTTGCTCTGGGTTATATCCTTGTAACATCAGCTTAGTGGCTTTTGCCATTAGATCAGAATCATCAATGGTGGCTCTTGTTGCCTTTTTCATACTTGATATCATTCTCTCTGCGTCCACACCCACCTCATCTGCCATAATAGCAAAGGATGATTCAACTTGAAGTGCTGTTGCGCCAATCTTCATTAACTCAATAGCTCCCATACTTGCCATACCAGCAAATACACCATTTAAAATCATCACAGAATTTTTTATGGAGTTAAATGAGGCAGAAACTTGAGAGCCAAAAGTTCGTATGGTTGCATTAGCTTTTGCAACAGATTGCTGTAATGGCCCTAAGTCTGCACCTAAGGTAGCTGTCAAGGTTCCTAAGTCCATCATTTACCTCTTTTTCTTTTTAGTGGTAATTGGTTTTGCTTTTTTTGAATACTGAGCAATAGCATATAATGCTTTCTTCATCTCTTCTATTGTTTGAACTGGTTGTTGCTCTAATTTATCTTCTTCTGCCCACTGCTGGTCGATTTGCTCTGACAACATAAAATCATCAGCATTAGAAGGCATGTACTTTCCTTTTTCTCCTGCAACGGCTTTGGCAATATTCAGTACCAAAGCACATAGTTGACCTATACGATAATCAGCTCGCCACTCACCGAACGGTTCCAAACTCTCATAAGCTTGCCACTCCGATAGCTGGGCAGAAGTCAAATCATCCAGCATATAATCGGGGTGGGCATATCCTAACTCTCTACAGAGTCGGAAATAGAATCTTCGCTCGGAGCGGCATCGGAGTTTTTTATTAAATTCTCTTTATCCTGAGCACTGATACTATTCAGCTCTTGCGACCTATTAACAATCAGCTCCAAACGAGCAGCACTCATATTCTGGCTCAGTATAGGATAGTCTTCCGGTTCCAGTTGGTTAATGCCTTTATCATCGCAAATGGTATGTACTGCCAGTTTGGCTCTAAAGTCACCCAGTGATCGCTCATAGGTCACATTACCTTTCTTGTCCTTCTTCTCAGCCATCAGCGATTGCTCAAATGCATCTCTCTCACGGCCTGTCATTTGACGAACATATACGAATTCCTCACCTTCCAACTCAACCTTTTCGATTTTTAATGCCTGCTTCTTTAGCAAACCTTCTCTGTTTAAAAGAGCCATGATTAGGCCTCCCTTCTATTAATTGTTATTAGAGTGATGGACTTTCACTACCACCAGAACCCAGATCAGTCTGTCCAGAAATCTGGATGGTAACATTCATTGTCATTTTATCTTCCGGAGGAATGGTTAATGGTAATTCAGTCACCAATCCTTGAAATACCAATGCTGTATGATCCACATCAGGGAGGACGATCTGATATTCTTGAAGAGTATCAGCCTCAAAATCATCATTCATCTTCTCATACCCATCCCTAGTATAATTCATAGACAGCACAACAGTACCTGGGTTCCTAAAGCCAGCGATAAACGTGTTGTACCCACCCGTGGTATCTAAGCAAGTGGTGTCAATAGTCTTCCTGGATTTGCTTGGTCCCGTGATGTTATTAATATTGGAAATAACCTCCCACGCATCGGTGGCAGTATTCCACCGATAAAACTTTGCCCCTAAACCTGTTATTGCTTGATCAGTCATTATCTATCACCTCCTTTCATTCTGAATTTATTAAACAAACACCATATATGTTCCATACACTTTACCTCCTATGGATATCAAAGGTTGTTACAAATCGAGCACATCCATGAGCATCCCAATCGAGCATAAATGGCTCAATAGAGCATCGTATCATGGTATATAAGGTATCACCTATAGTTTCCTGTCCCATACCATGTAGCAAATTCTTTATGTCATTGATCAATCCCCAACAAGACACATAACTGGTATGCCGAACCCTAATCTGTATTGATGGGTGAAAATAATTTTCCCCTTGTGTTAGGGTTAATTGCGGAGGAGCACCCGGAGTGTCGAATATCGTGACACAATCACTTGGCTGGTCGGGTTCAAGGCCGACAAACAAATTGGTTCCAAACACCAACCCAAGACTACTTTCATCCTCAAGGATTTCAACAATATCTTTACTTGCTGGGTTCATTTAATCCTCGCTGAATCTCTAATGGTTTTTAATATCTTTTCCTTGTTCCTTTTTATCGACGCCTCAAAAAACTTAGGTCCCGACCCTGTTCTATTCCAGTTGATTTTCTTTCCTGTCTTTGTAGGTCCGATCATCTCGTGAACATAAGCAGCGTAGTTTGCTGTAAAGCCCATTCTAACGAACATCTTAGAGAGCAGACGCATAGGATTGGCAAACCAACTACCCCGCAGGTTATCCGTGTCCACAGGAATCTTTGGCTCGTCTTTATCCATACTATACCGAATAAGATTAGCAGACTCAATCAGTCCTTTCATCGATCGGCCTTCAATGGCTTGAATCTCTTTATTCAGATTAGCCATTACTGTATCAACGCCTTTTAAATATGACATTATAAATAAGCCTTTCTCACAAACTCAGTTGTGGAAAATATCATAGGTGTCTTATCAAATTGTTTGATCTCATATGCCCCAGTTAAGAGCAATGGATCAGCTTCCTGTGCTGCTGTAATCTCATCTAATGCTCCCAAATATATCATCCCTTGCTCATCTAAATCCTCCGAGACCATGATCTCAGCCTTACAAACTACCTGGACACCTTTGGCATCTGCAATAACCTTTTCAGTATCTTGCCAACGGCATAGTATCTCCCTTGGAGGATCGTAGGTCTTCCCACCGTACCCATTTGGTACTGGAGATCCCCAGTAAACTGCGGTTTGTACACATAGCTTTTCAATAAATTTTGTTATTCCCATGACGACTCCTAATCTCTTGATGGTCCTTGAATAGCCGACATACTTGCAACCTTACATCCTAAGGAGGCAAACTTCCCGGTGGTATCGAGTTGCAATACCATCTGTCCATACGGAGTGGAAGAAAATGCTTCTCCAAAAGTTCCGGCGTATTTAATATAAGCACCACCAGCCCCTGCTTCAGTTTCCATCCGCTCTTTGGTTGCTGCTATCATATGTGCAGCCAACCACCGCTCAATCTCTTTTAACAAAGCGGCGGATAAGGTTGTATCTGTGCTCAAGACATTGGTCACCATCTCTTCCGCTGCTAAGATATAAGCATCCACGATAGCATCCGCCAACGTGGTGGACATAATCTGTTTTACTTCTGCGGCAGTTACTCGGTTTGCCATTTTATTTCCTCCTTACCTTTGCTATAAAATGATTTTGCTTATCTCGTAAGAAAATATAATTGGCATTTGCCACACGTATTTTCTCTCGTGCATTTTTTGATAAAACTTCATTAGAATAAAAAGCCCTTACTGCCTCCGCTCGTTTAGTGCTAAATTCTTCTGATTCCCTTCTTCTATTAGATTCTGCAATAGCCACTCTTGTTTTTTCTGATTCTGGCCTTTTAAAAAATAACTTTCTGGACCTACTCATTTTCTTTTTACTGGCTTCGGAATGCTTTTTACCCGCATGAGGAGATCCAAAATTTTCCTCTTGCTTTTTCCTCGCAACTTTAATTTTGTGAATGCTCCCCTTACTGTGTTTTCTTCCTAAAGTATTATGAGCATATTTACAAATATTAAATTTTGGCTTATAGCTATCTATTGCTCGTTGTTCAAACAATAAAAGGTCCTTCTTGCAGCAATACAATAATACTTCAAAATTAAAATTACTCTTTCCATACTTGTTCCACGACCTCTGTAAATGAAGAGAATGGTGAATTCCTTTGTCTAATGAACGAATGTGAAGATACCATCTATTAGGCATATCAATAGCACTGCCGATATAGCACCGATTGTTTATTATATTTGTGATTTTGTATACACCAGAAATTAACATATTACCTTCTTCTGGCTCGCCAGAATTTAGGATCGATAAAACTTAAAACTTGACTATTCCATTTCAATCCTAACCAATCAATTGTTTCCATCATCTCTTGATAGTCGCCATCCACCATCCTATGTGGCCAGATCACCTTACAATTTAATCCCTCTGTGATCATCTCCACAAATCTTTCCTCGTGCTGATGTACCCACCAAAGCAATCCCTCCTGCTCTGTGGCAATACCTAATTCAACACCAAGCACATTTCTAATTTCTGGACGACGAAAGGCATCCATAAAGCTTGTCTTCATGCAAGAGGATATTATATCACCTGTCCTTCGGCGAACGATTATCCATTTTGCTTTTGGGAAAGCATAATGCCACACCGGCCAGATTAAACACGATGTGGGGCTTTTATAAAACCAAGGTCCTCCCAGATACTCATCTTTGGCTATGACCTCTTTTACTTTGGTTGCCCAACTGCTCGGAATAAAAAGACTGAGCGTATCCGGTAAGGGATACTGACCTTTCTTGTCTGCCCCGATAGTGGTTAGATATGGGGTGACGATATTTTCTCGAATGTGAACATTCTCATACATACGTGGGGCACTATCAATAGAGCTACCACCATAAGCACCACAAAGATGAACTGCGCCAGCTACCAAACTGATACCACTGCGGGCACATCCCGTAATTAAAATTGGGGCAGGTGAATTATTTGTCATTGCTTAATCTCCTTTATAGTAACGCCATCCCATAAATTCTTAACCCATCCTTTTTCCACTTGGTGTGGCCTTGGAAGGCCATGAAATCTAATCACGCTGACGTCGGTCGGTTGCTTCTCTACGCTTCTACATTCCACCTTATAAGAAAGCACTCTCCCAGGTATCAGATTTTCCCAAAAATCAATTATGAGTTCTTTCTGAAGCTTCTTGTGTCTATAATAAAACCTTTCAGAACCACGAGTCAATTTCTCTATCCTCTCCTGATTAATAAGGATAGGAGACCACAACATCCTACATAACTCTGGAGATGGTAAAAAACCTACAATGCTTCCCCCAGCCTTCCCAAGAGCATAAGCATCTTCACAAACAATAATTTTATTTTTCTCAATGGCATTCAACTTCAGCAAACTATTAACCATAGGCGATAAATCAGAAACAATGATTGTGTCTAAATCAAAACATATTGTTGGCCCAATTAACTCTGCCTCTTTAGAGAACATAAATATTTTTTTCAAATTCCACCTAAGATTAATTGGGACAGCCAAAGGCTTAACAGTCACTCCTAAGTCTTCACCTCTTAATGTAGCATCATTAGTGAAGAGAATAAACTCATACTTCTGTCCTTTGGGCATGTATTGCTTAACTCCTCCCACCAGCCTTTTGATATAAGAAAGACCTATGCCATCTGGTTGTCCACTCGGCCAATCTCCCCAATAAAAAGATACAACATTAACCTTATCATTTTGGCTTGCCAAATCCTCTGGGACTTGGGAGAGGATGCATCGTGCTTTCTCGGTGTAGTTATTTTTCACCCAATCAATACCTCGACACTCAATATCATCTGGCATATAACGACCATTAAAAAATACAATCTTAGGAGATGGGACACCTTGGGGGATTTTTTCTCTAATCTTAACTATGTCCCCAACAAAAATATAAACACCATCATGGATCGTCCAAGTAGCTTCTCTTGGGAACAAGGTATTGGATATGTGCTTTTGGTCTGTTCCTCCTTCATATCGACCATCAGCCCCAAGGTGATACTCGTTTGGTTTAAATGAATCATAAACAATAGAGCGAGCACCAGCTTTCAGCATCCAAAAACTACCACAATAATATGTCCCCTTTTTACCTTGAGGGAGCCACCTGACCATCTTCCGTGGCGACCAAATCACAAAATCCTCATCACGTGAAAACAGTGTGGTAATATCCTCTAAAATAACGCAGTCCAGGTCTATTGATATAAAGCGTGGGCCAAACAATTTGAACGCTTTTTCAAAGGCTTTCAGACGGAGAAAACACCCTCCTAACGACCTAAATTCTCCCCATAGTGGAATGATTTCCACCTCTGGTCTAATTCCTATCGAATCATCCGTGACGCATATCAGCCGAAAAGGAATGGAAACATTTCTTTGCAACATAGCATATAATATGTTAACATGATTGGCTGTGAACTCTCTTCGCTTCTTTCTTCCGTGAGGATATTTGCCAGAATCCCATTTCCAGCACACAAATGTCAGATCCATCATTTTACTTTCCTCATGCTAACAGTAATACACCCAGGCACCGTTGATCGCTCTTGTGGAGGCA